CTATCTGAAGACAAATGTGTACCTCAAACCGGAGTGCTGGAGCCGTGAAGGGGCACAAGTCATTAACCATCCCCAGTCAAATGAGTTGAACGCAATGCTCTATGAATACATCCTGTATCTGCAAGGTATAGAGTTAGGATATTGGAAGCGTGGAATACCTGCCACACTCTCTTTGCTGAAAGATGCCGTCAAAAAGAAAAGTGCCGTGAATATCAGCTTTTCCATTTTCGCCAAATCAGCCATTGACAATTCGGACAAGAAGCAGTCCACCAAGGATAACCTGCATACGACACTGGCGGTCCTGCATGATTTCCGCTCCGGGCTGGACTTCAAGGATCTTACCTATACATTCCTTCGTGATTTTGAACAATACCTGAGAGAAAAGGGCAATGCGGTCAATACGATAGCCAAGCACATGAGACAGCTCCGTACCTTGGTCAATGAGGCAATCAACCAAGGATACATGCACGCAGACGCTTATCCCTTTCGGAAATACAAAATCAAGCAGGAGAAGGGCAGACATGAGTTTCTTATCCCGGACGAGTTGAAGAAGTTGGAAACGGTTGAGGTGGAAGAGGAATCCATGCGCCATGTGCTCGATGCTTTCCTATTCTGCTGTTATACCGGCCTGCGTTATTCTGATTTCTGCCAGCTCACACCTGAGAATTTTATCAGGATAAACGGCAAGAGGTGGCTGTACTTCAAATCCGTCAAGACAGGGGTGGAAATCCGTCTGCCGTTGCATTTGCTTTTTGAAAGCAGGGCATTGGGCAGTCTTGACCGCTATCCGGATATCGGCAGTCTTGCAGCCCTGCCTTGCAACTCGGAGGTGAACAGGCAGCTTCGAAAGCTGGCCGGATTGTGTGGTATCAAAAAGCGGATAACCTATCATGTGAGCCGTCATACCTGTGCCACCCTGCTGATCCATCAGGGAGTTGCGATTACAACAGTCCAGAAGCTGCTCGGACATACTTCCGTAAAGACCACACAGATTTATTCAGAGATACTTTCCAGCACCATAGTACGTGACTTGAAAAACGCTCAAAGGAAAAGGAGAAAAGTAAAGATATTTCCCGATAAAAGTTTGAGAACATCTGATTTTATAGATAACCGGTAGATTTCATGAATCCTATTTGTTTTCTATTAACATTGTGATTCTTTAAGTTTTTCGGATGATCAGAATATTGCTCCTGATTATTTTTTTCAATATGGATTGAATATGGAATAGTTTTCACTATCTTTGCAGAGTAACCAGGAGCTTGATGGCAATAAATATTGTCATCAGGCTCTTTTTTTATTGTCATATCGTGGCAATGGATTTAAGTAATTCTGCAACAATGACGCAAGTAAATAGACATATCTTTGAAGTTGTATTATAATCAGATAAACAATAGACGAAATGGAATTAAACGACTGGTTGGCTATAATCGGAGGTTTCGGGGGATTGAAGGCTGTCCGCTGGGGTGTCACGTTCTGGGTGAACCACAAGACGAACGCACGGAAGGAGGATGCGTCCGCCGATTCGATGGAGGATGAGAACAAGCGTAAGCAGGTTGACTGGCTGGAAGAACGCATCGCCCAGCGTGACGCCAAGATTGATGCGTTATACGTTAAGCTTCGTAATGAACAGTCTGATAAGCTGGCATGGATTCATAAGTGCCACGAGCTGGAACTGCAATTGAAAGATGCCGAGCATAACCGTTGTGACAGGCCCGATAGCGAATGCGGTCGCCGTATTCCACCACGCAGGACTACATTAATTAAAGATAAGGAGGAAAAGAAAAATGGCTGATGTGAATAAACTTGCACCGTTTATCCTGAAGTGGGAAGGCGGTTTTGTAAATGACTCGGACGATTTAGGAGTGACTACCAATATGGGTGTGACCATTGGAACTTATGAAGCGTATTGCCGAAAGAAAGGCTATCCCAAGCCTACGGTTGAAAGATTGAAAAACATCACGAAAGAGGAATAAACGGAGATTTTGAAAACCATGTATTGGGACAGGTGGAAAGCTGACGAAATTAAATCCCAATCCATAGCTGATATCCTTGTCGATTGGATCTGGGCAAGCGAAATGCACGGTATCAAAATACCGCATGATTTGGTTGGCGTGATTCCTGATGGCATTGTCGGGCCTAAGACACTCGCTGCAGTAAATTCCCGTAATCCACGTGAACTGTTTGATCAGATCAAGATTGCAGGGTTTGATTTCATCGAGGATATATGCCGGGAACGCCCTGCAAATAACAAGTTCAAACGGGGCTGGATGAACCACCGTATAAATGATATCTCTTATGTTGGCTAAGGTTATGAACTGGGTAAGCCGGCACATATTACTGGCTCTCTTTATGTGCCTGTTTCTTCTGTTGTCATGCGGTAGCTCGCATAAGGCTATCAAATCCGACACAGAAGTAATCAGCAAGGATAGCGCCAGTGAAACTGTCAACATCGTACACGAATCAACCACCTCTTTGAGCGAACTCATTACCACTAATGGCAGCTACGTGATTAATTTCGGATTTATGATACAAGAAAGCCGCCCGACAGTCTTACCGGGAAACCTCCGTTACTGGCTGACGGTCATGTAGAAGGTAATTTCAACAAGAAGGAGGATAAACAGACGGTGGTAGCCGATACTACAAATGTCAAAGCTGATAAGGAAGCCACTTCCATCAAACATGAAAAAACTAAGACTGAAGAGGTAAAGAAGAAAAAAGAATCCACATTACTTAAGCAAATAGGCTTTGCTTGTATTTGTGTAACTGTTTTGCTTGTTGTCATGTTGTTGCGCCAATATTTTTGGCGCAACAACATGACAATCTTCATCATAAGACTTTAAATTTATAAATTTGAATTTCCCCGGCTCGTGATGAATCGGGGCGTTTTATTAAGAAACTTGGTTGCATCTATTTTTTGCAAAATCACTTTTATTTTTGCCTGTAAACATACATTTATTCAAAATAAAATATTACACTTTGCAGTGTGCAACTGGAAAGATAATATTTCCATACATATCAATATTGTCTGAAACTTTTAAAAATAAATATTATCCCTATGAGGACGATTGCCTGTGAAGGTTATTGTCCTTTTTTATTATTGTATTTTCTTGTTTTTGTAGACAACAAAATGTATATTTGCCATACCCATTTGGATGGGATAATAAGTATTTTATTTTTAAAAAGTTTACAACATAAATTTATTGTTATTTAATTATCAATCTGATGAAGAAAATGCCTTTAATCAGATTAGAACCATCGAAGAAGATGGTAAATTGTGGTTTTGTGCCACTGATGTTGCAAGAGTATTAGGTTATGTAAATCCCAGAGATGCAATTATAAGATATTGTAAATCAATGGGAGTCGTGATTCGCGCCCCCCTACAACTAGTGGCATTCAAAAAATGAAATACATCAATGAGGGTAATGTATATCGGCTTATATCCCGTTCTCAATTGCCAAATGCAGAAAAATTTGAGTCATGGCTATTCGATGAAGTTGTCCCTTCTATCAGGGAAAAAGGTTATTACGGTATAACTGATAGAGGCACTCTTCCTGAATTTATCAAAAGGTACAAAGACAATATCCACATGATTCCATCTAACTATTTCTTTGTTATTTCAGAATTATATGTGAGGCTTTATGCAGAACTTGAAAAAGTCGGCTATGCTATACCAGATAAAGGGGCACATGGTAAAACTATGATGCCTGACGGTTCTGTTGGTAAATTGTTCGCTCGCTTCATGAGAGAGAATAACTCCGAACTGTGGAACCAGCACAAAACATACAAACACCATTTCCCTGACGGAAGGGTTGTTGATGCGCTTATGTATCCTATAGATGCACTTCCGATGTTTATAAGATATGTCAATGAGCGTTGGCTTTATGAAAACGCAGAAAAGTATTTCAAAGAAAGAGATCCACTTGCCTTAGATTACCTTCCTAAACTTTTGGAATCTAAAAAGAAATCGGCTTAATAAATGAAACGGCACATTATACCATCCAATAACGTGCCGTATGTTTTATTTTCACGATCTTTGCCATCGTAGAAGTCCAACCTTGTTATATAAGGTTTGCCCCGATTCATCACGAGCCGGGATTATTTTTTTTAATACAATTTTCCAATTGGATTATACAATCAACTGATAAAGAATAGAATTTTGCGTATCTTTGTTCTGTGATTTTGGAGTAGAAGCCAAATCTCATAACAAAAGTTTATCCCCGGTTCTTCCGGGGATTTTTTATTTCACTTTTTACAACCAAAGCATACATTCCCTTACCTAACTATTGCCCAATTGTATCCAACCAAATTTCAATAATTATGCAGCTTATCTATTATTTTTCAATAAAACCTATAGGGAGATTTTGGGACATGCCTGTCTTATAATAAAGAATCCGAATATATGTATATGTTCTTTTTAATTATTTTTTAGGGCATTATTTTATATCGGATTTTGCAAAATGCTCTAATATTGTGTGTCAATTTAGCAAGGAGCATACACTGAACCTCAGTCTTTATGTGAGATTGAGGTTTTGTTAAGACAAAAGAGAATTGTTAAATATTTAAATAAATATATATTAAACCAAATCGTTTGTTTATGA